CCAACGGCGCAACCAGTACACGAAGAAGCAGACGATTTACCGTTTTAACCACTTATCATTGATTTAAACCGTTCATCACATAACCACGTTTTGAACGGTTATTAAAAAGTAAATTAGCAAAAAAAACAAATATGGAAAAGAAAGAAAAAACAAATGAAAAACGATTTACTAACTATTCAAGACTACATAAAATTAGCACAGCAGACTTTCAATAAGTACATAAACCTTCGAGATAAAAAATTACCTTGTATAAGTTGCGGAAAACCAATTACAGGACGCGTAAACGCTTCGCATTACTTCAATGCTAATAACCATTGGAATGTTCGTTTTAATGAGTTTAACGTGCATAGCAGTTGTATTACGTGCAACCAATATTTGAGTGGTAATTTAATAGAATATCGCAAGGGATTAATTAACAAGATAGGAGAAGAACAATTAACACTTTTGGAACTGGAAGCTAACAAAACACGAAAGTTCACAATAGAAGAACTAAAAGAAATAATTAACATTTATAAAAAAAAGATAAAACAATATGAAGCACAATAGCGATTTTAGATACGACTTAGAAATAGGTTTAAACTTCGAAACACAACTTTACGAGATGCTGGGTAAGAAGATAGAAGTAAAACGAGATATTCAATGTTTAGAAACAGGTAACATATTTGTAGAATACGAAAGTCGAAATAAGCCTTCAGGAATAGCTACAAGCGAAGCTGACTACTATTGTTATTTCTTAAACGAGAAACGCTGTGTAATCGTAGAAAAAGACGAATTAAAGCAAATGTGTCGTAAATATATTAAGACTACTCGAGATGTATTAGGTGGTGATTCTAACACAAGTAAAGGAATTTTACTTCCATTGAAAGATTTTTTCTAAAAATATATTGTAATATAATAATTATACTTATATTTGCTTATAATTTTAATTTAACACCTATGAAAAATTTGTTTAAATCGTTGGCTGAGTTCCAACAAGAAGTCCCTGTAATTCACAAGGCTACACAAGGCTACGGCTATTCTTACGCTGACTTGCCTAAAATCTTTGAAGTGATTAATCCATTACTACAAAAACACGGATTAGGGTTCACACAAACCTTAAACACTAAAGAAGGTACTACTTACCTATGCACAACAGTATTCCACGCAGAAAGCGGCGAATGTATTGATTCAATGGTAGAAATACCACAAGTAGCGTTAAAAGGAATGAATGACTATCAGTCTTTTGGTAGTGGTGTAACGTACTATCGTAGATATGCTTTGTCTTCAGCTTTAGGATTAGTTACCGACAAAGACACTGACGCAAGTGGTGAACAAGTAAAAGACGAACAACCTAAACAAAAGAAATCAAAGATTGACTCAACTCGTTTCAATAAAGCTATCGAAGCAATTAAGAACGGAGAATATCAAATAGAGCAGTTGATAGAGAAGTTTGATTTAGATGCGTCACAACTTAAACAAATCACTGAGTTATGAAAATACGTTGTTCACAAATAGGTAAGTTAATGGCTACTCCCCGAACCAAAGGGGAGAGCCTATCGCAAACAGCTAAGACTTATATTCAAGAATTAGTATTAGAACACAAATACGGAATTAAAAAAGAGTTTTGGTCACGTTACACAGACAAAGGAAACCAAGTAGAAGACGATGCTATTAGTTTTGTCAACGATGTTTTAGATTTAGGCTTTATTTACAAGAATGAAGAACGCTTCGAGAATGACTTTATAAGCGGTGTGCCTGACGTAAACACGAATGAAATACTTTTAGACGTTAAATCTTCTTGGGATGCTACTACGTTCCCGTTCTTTGATACTGAAATTCCTAACAAAGACTACTACTACCAGCTTCAAGGTTATATGTGGTTAATAGGAAAAACTGAATCGTTACTTTGTTATTGCTTAATGAACACACCTTTCGAGATAGTAGAAGACGAAGTAAGAAGAGAACATTGGAAACAGCATAAGATAGACGAAGATTTAGATATTAGGGACTTTGTACAAAAGAAGCATAACTTCGACCACATTCCTAACGAAAGACGAATCAAAGTATTTAAAGTAGAGCGTGACGAAACAGTAATATGGCAAATACAAGAAAAGATAGAGTTAGCACGAGATTACTATAACAACTTATTTAATACGATATGAAACAGACAGCAGTAGAATGGTTGCAAGATACTTGGTTAAATTATCCTGACTTATGTAGTTATGATAAAATACAAGAATGGTTTAAACAAGCCAAAGAAATGGAGAAAAACAATATTGATAATAAAGTAATTCATTTTGCAGAATGGTTAACTAAAAAGCATACAACTACATTAATCACTCTTTATGAACACTTTGAAGAACAATACTACAACGAAACCTTTAAATCAGAATAAGATGCAAAAAGACGAAATAGTGGAATCAGTAATAAACGAATTTAGAGCGCGTTCAGAGCGTGGAATAAAGAAATATGGAACTACCTTACAAGAAAACGAATTAAGTCAATTAGAATGGCTTAAACACCTACAGGAAGAACTTATGGATGCAGTTCTATATTTAGAAAAAGTAAAACAAATAAATAAATAAAAATGGAAACAAAAGTAAACGGAGGAGCAATCTTCAAAAACGAGAAAAAGGCGGACACGCACCCAGACTACAAAGGAACTATTAACGTAGATGGTCAAGAAAAAGAGATAGCGTTATGGGTTAAGCAAAGCGCAAAAGGAACAACTTACTTTTCGGTAAAGATTTCAGAGCCTTACAAAAAGGCGGAAGAACCTACGCAAGGTAAATGGATTAAACCTGAACAAGTAATAAACAAAGACCTTCCCTTTTAGTTATGTACATTGATGACTACACTCTACGAAGGTTACTTCAGGAGTTACTGCGTAGAAAAACACGAAACCAAATAGTACAAGAAATAAAGTTAAAAGGTGAAAAGTTCCATCAGTACAACTTAGACAAATTCTTAGAAGGAAAAGACGTCAGCTTATCCACCTTACAAAAGATAGACAAGTATGTATGTCGGCAATATTACCAAGAAGGTCGAAGCCCACTTTTATAGTGGGTTTTTTTTGTATTTAAAAAATATGATTATATTTACGTCGTGGAATTGATTAGTTTATTAGCATTAAGTTGGTGGTTTACGGCATTTGAGCCTATTCAAGTTCTTATTGACAAGTCTTTTGAGCGTTTACCCATTACACCTTTAACGATGTATTTGCATAGTGCATTTGGATGTTGGAAATGTGTATCGTTTTGGACTACGCTAATAGCTACACAAAATCTATTCTACGCTTGTATCGTATCATTAACAGCTTATATCATATCGGAATGTTTACAAACGCTGACACGGCATTAATAAACGAGATTCACGCACTCGATGAGTCAAAAAGATACGCAAAGACGAATCTTATTAAACTACGTAACCTTAAAGAAAGAATAACCGGAATAAAAGACAAGGAGTGTTTTTGTCAATCGGTAAGACGTAGAGTATGGTATACCGATTTCAGAACCTGGTATGAAAGCCGTTCTTGACAAGTATATACAAAGTAATTACGACGAGGTAAGAAGGTACACAAACTATTTCCTTGTAAGAATGAATAGTCGAATAGACGCAGATACTGTTATAAACAATTCTTATTTACACGTTATAAGCATAAACGACGATACAACTTGTGAGGAAAAGGTTAAATCATATCTTCTAAACACTATTAAATGTCAGGTTTTATGGTCTACAAGTCAATCTAACAACGACGATAGGGTAACGGCAATCGAAGAAGGTAAACAACAGGACTGCGAAAACACGGATTTAGAATGGAAAATTCAATTAGAAGAGCAGTATATCCGTAAAAAGTCTATCATAGAAATGTATAGGAACGGAATCAACGATAGAATTAAACAAATTATCTTCGAAGCATATTACGACAAAGGCTTAACTACTCAGAAGGAACTAAGTCAATACTTCAATATATCAATGACCGCAGCGCATTTTTTAATCAAAGATATAAAACAAGGCATAAAACAAATTCAATATAGTTATGACACACGCTAATTTACTTGCAACACTTTCTTTTTTTACTGCTGTATTTGGTGGATTTGCTTTAATGCTTAATTATTTGGAGTTATTCCGTGTTTTTGGAGGATTATTTATAGTGTTGTGGTGTTTGTTTAAATTAGCATTAGAATTAGAGAAATATGAAGAGGATTAAATTAGAGTACATCGACAAAACTATTGTACAAAAAGACGGAATTTTAGGAAACCGCAAAATAATAGTAGCTAAAATAGACCCTACTAAATATTCTTATTACGCTTCTATTGGACTTGGTTATCTTTTCGAAGATGCTACGATAAAATATGTAGGCATAGAACAAGAGAATATTGAAGAACCAGTAGAAGAAGTTAAACCTATAAAAAGACGAAGAAGAAATGCCAAGACCCAAAAGTGACGAATCACGTAAAGAGTTTATGGAAAGATGTATGGCTGACCCTGAGTCGGTAAATACTTTCCCGGATGCAAGTCAAAGATACGCCGTATGTAATTCCGTTTGGACTACCGATAGAATGACATCAATGAGTAAGTTCTTAGATGCTAAAAAAGAAGACAATGAAAAAGCAGACTAACGTAACGGCACACCTTAGGAAAACACGAAAGAAAAGACCTAAGCAACACTCTAAAAGTTCAAAGTTAAAAACAAGCAAAAGATACATAAAACTAAATAGAGGTCAAGGATGAGAAACGAAGATTTAAGGTTCTTTATTATAGACACCGGAGTAGACGTTCAGAACTATTGTCAATATGTATGCGACAAGCTACAAAAAGACGGACACCACTACCTATTATATCTAAGTGACCAACCTAACCTCTTCTGCATAGAAGAAATAAACGAAGACGAATTTTTTAAACACGTAAAAAATGGCTAAAGTAGGAAAACCCCGAAACATAAATAGTCCTGAAGAACTATATAACCTATTTGAAGAGTATTCTAAAGACTGCAAAAGTAGAATAAGACGAATACCAAAAGCAACAGTAAAAGGAGTAGTATACGAAGACCACATACCACCCCTTACAATAGACGGCTTTAAAACCTACTGCAATAAAAACAAACAAGATATAAACCGATATTGGTATAATTTAGAGAATGCGTTTTCTGAGTATGTAACCATCGTTACGCGCATTAAGGAGGAAATAAGAAACGACCAAATCGAAGGAGCGATAGTCGGGCAGTATAACAATAACATCGTCGCACGATTAAACGGACTAAAAGAAAATTCAGACGTAACGACAAACGGCAAAGACATAAGCGAGATTAAGATAAACATAATCACAAATGACAATAAAGGAAGTTGACCAAATGTGTCAAGTAGTAGAAGCGTTCATTCTAAAGAAGAAAGGTGAGCGCGTCACTATAAACCGAACTCGCGTAATTATGGACGTAAGACAATTACAAATGCTTATACACGCTTTTAACGTAGCAAATGGAAATTAATAGTACAATCATATTTCAAAAGAACTGGAGCGCACTACAAGAAAAAGGGGTGCGTTTCGTTATTAATGAAGGTGGTTCGCGTTCAAGTAAAACGTATTCACTTTGTCAAATGGTTATCGTCTACTGCTTACAAAATCCTAACAAGGTAGTAAGTATCATTCGTAAGACGTTCCCAGCATTACGTGCAACTGTTATGCGTGACTTCTTAGAAATATTAAAAGACTTAGACATCTACGAAAAGACGAATCATAATATGTCTGAAAACATCTATCGCTTTCCTAACGGAAGTATTGTAGAGTTCTTCTCCGTAGACGACGAACAAAAGATTAGGGGACGTAAAAGAGATATAGCGTGGTGTAACGAAGCTAACGAACTATTCTACGACGACTTCACTCAGTTGAATATGAGAACGGAAACTAAGCTAATCTTCGACTATAACCCTTCGGATAGTTCGAGTTGGTTATACGAGTTACCAAAAGACGAATCAATCCTAATCAAGTCTACTTATAGAGATAACCCTTTTTTACCTGAAACTATCAAACGTCAAATAGAAGACTTAAAGCGTACTGACGAAGCGTTATATCAAATTTACGCCTTAGGAGAAAAAGCCATCTCTAAATCTAACATTTACTCGAATTGGACTTTCATTAAACATAGACCCGCGAAATTCACTTCTTATGTCTACGGCTTAGACTTTGGGTATAATCACCCTACCGCGTTAATGCGTGTCTATTGGAGAGATAACGACATCTTTATTGAACCGGTTATTTACGAATCTTATCTAACAACTTCGAACCTAATCGAGAAAATGAAGATTCTAAACGTAGAAGAAAACGTTGAGATACTTGCGGATTATTCAAGACCCGAAATAATACAAGAAATGAACAACTCAGGATTCAATGTCTTAAACGCTAACAAAGTCGTAAAGAAAGGTATTGATAACGTTAAATCTTTCGGTGTGTTTTGTGAAGAAGACCAACGTATAAAAAAAGAGTACGAGAATTACAAGTGGAAAAAGATAGGCGATAACATAACCGACGAACCAATCAAGTTATACGACGATGCTATGGACGCGGTACGTTATGCGACTACGTACATAAAAGAAAACTACTACACGGACGATAGCTACATAGCCTTCTAAAAACACGAATAAAAACGCTTTTAATATAGTTATGGCAATAACAATAATCGCAGAACCACAAGACTTCACTCCAGCTTATAACGAGTGTAAATTCATAATAGATAGTACTAACGTAAACAATCAAGGATTCAGGTATATCTTCGACATATACGAAAGCGGAACGGCTAACAAAATAGCTGAATATAGAATCCTTCCCGACACGAGCGGATACGGAGAACAAGACCTATCGAAACTTTTAAGCAGTCAAGTTGCCTATAACTTTAATCCGTCTATTACTACGTTCTACGACGCGAATAACTGCTACTACAAATACGACGTTAAGTTTGGTGAAGAGTATTTAACAAAAACTTCTTACACGTCTTCTTTAACGAATAGTTCAGGAAACGTAAGAATAAACGTATCGAACACTTTTGTAGTAGGTGACCAGGTTGTTATCTATCAAACTGACGGAGGAGTAGCTAATCCAACCTTAGAAGGTTTGCATACTGTTATCGGTCAAGGTGTAGGATATTTAGTAGTTGACGCGCTTTGGTCAGATGTAACGGATGCAACGATAGACGGCGACGTTTTGTATGCGGATAATCGAAAGACTATTACAAGGGACATAACTACGACTATAGACAAGTATGTTTTCAATGGGGCGGTGAAATGGATTGACTTCCCTTTTTACGACAACACGGATTATGTTCTTGATAACGT